TTAGGAACTAAACAAGATACATTAGTTTCGGGCACCAATATAAAAACGGTAAATTCAAATTCATTAGTTGGTAGTGGTGATGTAGTAATTGATAAAACAAGCGTCGGACTTGGAAATGTGGCTAACGTAGATACAACAAACGCATCAAATATTTCAAGTGGAACATTAGCAGATGCAAGACTTTCTACCAACGTAACAACTCAAGGAAACACATTTAATACCGCATCAAAATTAGTTCAATTAGATGCAAGTGCTAAACTACCCGCGGTAGATGGCAGTCAGTTGACAAATTTACCTACGTTTAGCCCTCCAAATGGATTACTAAAATTAGCAAGTGCAATTTCAACAACATTACAAACTGTTACCGACTATTTAGGTAATTTAAGTGTATTGCAGTTGAATAGTCGTAGAGTTGGAATTTTATCTGATTCATCAGTAACAACGCAAACAAGTGCAGTAATAGAAGCACAAACAACTAACTCTAATTTAGTTTTAAAGCCAAACGGCACAGGGGCTATTGTAGCAAGTATTCCAGACGGTACCGCTACGGGTGGAAATGCGAGGGGAGCTAATGCAGTAGATTTACAAACGAGTCGAGCAACTTCACAACAAGTTGCTGCAGGAACACAAACTGCTATTTTAAGTGGATTAAATAACACAATTCAAGCAAGTGGTAGACAAGGTGTAATTGTTGGAGGTGATAGTAATTTATTAAATTTTGCATATAATTTTCTAGGTGGAGGTCAGTCAAATAGTGCTATTGGTGCTTCTTATATGTTTTTAGGTGGAGGTTCTAATAATACTGTTTCTTCAAACTATTCCACCATATCTGGCGGACAATCAAACACCGCATCAACAAACACTCACGCTACTGTGGTGGGTGGGTATCAAAATACTGCAAGTGGGCAGTATAGTGTTGTAGGAGCAAGAAGTAATACTGCAAGTGGTATAGAAAGTTCAATAATTACTGGAAGATCCAATATTGCAACTGGTGGAGCATCTTCAGTATTAGCATCGGAATACTCATCTTCTAATGGATATTGTAGTGCTGTATTGTGTGGATATAATTCTTCAACTTCTCCCAATTCATCGTATAGTGCTATTTTAGGAGGTGATTATGGACTTTCATATTTATTTGGTCAAATTACAACTGGAGTTAGATTAGGGACTACACAAGGGACAGCTCAATCAAGTTATGTACAAGCGTACCGAGAAACAACTCTTTCTGTTGGTCAAACTGCAAATTTATCATTAGATGGTACTGGAACAACAAATTTAATCATACCAACAAATTCAAGAATATGGAATGTCACTGTGAATTGGGTTGCAGTTTGTTTAAATTCTGGAAGTGGCACTACTATAAATGGGGAATCATCTATTGGTACAGATATATTTATGTTTAAATATAATAGTGGTACTGCAAGTTCTGTAATTTCTCCAATAACTAATATTCAAAATTATGCAGAAACATCTATGATTGGTGCAATATTGAATTATAGTGTCTTAGGAACAAATACTTTGAAATTACAATTCACAGCACCAACAACTGCTAATAACACTCAATTTCGTATAGTTTCAAAAGTTTCATTAGTCGAAGTAGCGTATTAATATGGCATTACAAATAAATACAACAATAACAACTGACGAAGGATTTGAAGTTTCAAATTCTTTCGGTTATCTTAACATTTTTATTTTAGCACCACAATCAAATTGGGTAAATTTATCATATTTTAAAAGTGAACAAGACTGGATTGATGGCAAGGCTCCTTTAAATGTAAGTTCTCTGCCAAATCAAGTGCAAACTGAATTAACTCAAGAGGAATTTTGGGGGCAATACCCTATGATGGTAATTCACGAAAAATGTATTACTAAAATAGAGGAACAAACTGGAGCAAATACTGTGACAATAATTCAATGACGCTTCCGATTTCATTTGCCGAATTTAAAAAAAATCCAATTGCAGCAGTAACGTTTTGTATGCTTGTTGTTGTTGGCTATTTGTATTATGATTCAGAAAGTACAAAGCAAACCATTTTAGCAAAGTGTGAAAGTGACAACGAAAAAATGCAATTGAAGGTTGAGCAAATGGAAAGGCAATTGAAAAAGAGTGATTCTTTGTTAGCCGTTTACGCTTACGAAGTCAAATTCTATTTAAACGCTATTGAAGGTTATAGCCAAACTTTACAAAAATGATCAAGCATAAGGACACCATAGAAGTCATTGGAATTTGGATAGCAACTATAACAAGCATAGTTACACCAATATTACCTTTATTACAATTCATTGCAGTGTGTTTGGCTATTGCTGTATCGGTTAAAAAATTATTCTTCGGTAACAAATCGAAAAAAGATTAATTAAATAAGTATGAGAATATTTGAAATATTCAAAGGCGATAAAGGCGAATTTAGTTCAAAGCGTTTTATTGGAATCATTGGTGGACTTGCTTTAATCACAAATATGTTTATCAACCCAAGCAATGAAATAATTTCAGCAGTTGAATTTATGGTCATTTTTTCATTGGGATACACTACTATAGATAAGTATGGAAGAAAAAATTAACATTCAACGAATTACGTTTGCCGAAAATAATCTACCTGTTTTTAAAGAAAACAAGACGAAGGGTTATATTAATTTTGGGGAAGATAATAACTATCCTTCTACACTTATCGACTTATATAATAAAAGTCCTAAACACAATGCTATTGTAAATCAAAAGAGTAGTTATATTGCTGGAGATAGAGTTGAGATTTTAACATCAAATATTGCGGATAAGGCAAAGGCTCAAGAAGCATTGAATAGCATTAACGCTTACGAGGATTACAACTCGTTAAATGCAAAATTAAGCCAAGATTTAGAGTTGTTCAACGGATATGCAATGGAAGTAATTTGGAACAAAGCAAAAACGGCAATTGCTGAATTATACCATTTACCATTTCAGAATATCCGCATAGGAAAAGACAAGTATTTCTATAGCGAAAATTGGGTAGATCGGAAATGCGAAGTCATAGAATATGTACCATTCAATCCAATGACACGCGAAAATCGACAATTGTTCTATTTTAAAATGTATAGAGCAGGTCAAGGTAGTTATCCGTTACCAGATTATATTGGAGCAATTCGATATATTGAAATTGATACTGAAATAAGCAATTGGCATTTAAATTCGATTAAAACAGGATTTTCTGCACAAACGCTTATTCAAATGTTTAAAGGGCAACCAACACCAGAAGAAGCGAGAATAACTCAAAAGCGTTTTAAAGACAATTTCCAAGGTACTAATAATGCTGGTAGTGTTGTATTAATGTACAACGAGCAAAACGAAAGGGCTGCCGAAGTTACAAACTTACAACCTTCTGACTTTGACAAGCAATTTTTACAATTAAACGAGCAAGTTAGAAATGAAATTTTTGTAGGTCATCGTATTTCAAATCCTATTTTATTCGGTATTTCTACCGCTGGGGCATTAGGTCAACGCAATGAATTAATTGAGGCTTACGAGTTATTTCAAACCGCTTACGTTGAACCAAGACAATCGTATAAAGACAAAGCGTTTAATAGTGTATTTAAGTACATTGTAGATGTTGAGTTAAAAACCATCAATAAACCGCCAATTGGTCAAGATTACGTTTACCTATTTGAAAAAGGCTTAATATCTAAAAATGAGGCTCGTGTAGAATTAGGATTCAAACCAATTGATTCAACGCAAATGAGTGCGAAATACAATGAGGACGATATGTTGCAAATGTTTCGTGAGTGCGGTGAGTTAAAGGACAATTTCGAGTTAGCAAAAATTGAATTTGCAAGTGCCGGAGAAGTTGCTATTTTACAAATATTGAAAGATAATCCAGGAGTTTCAGTTGGTGAAATTGCTAAATATGTAAATTTAGATGCGTCAAAAATTATGGATGTAGTAACTAAATTGGTTAACGATGGTGCTATAAATTCAGATAACGGAGCATTGACAATCGCAGATAGTGGGACTAAAATTCTAAAAGACAATGTCACTACATCTTTGGAAATTCGTTACGAATATGCTTTAGATCCTGCCTTTAGTGGTGAACCCGAAATCATTGAAACTACACGCGACTTTTGCAGACAATTAATTGAACTAAATAAATTCTATACTCGTGACGAAATTAACACCATATCTTCAAGAGTTGGCGAAGATGTTTGGAAACATA